CTTTTATATTAGCTTCTACACCAGAAGATGCTTGGGATGTTTTTACTATATCTTATCCACTAGATTTTTCGGCTATGACTATTCCAAAAGAATTATTCTTACTTGAGGTAAACTGTAAACATTATAAAAGATATTTAACACCTTCAAAACTTAAATATTTAAATATAGTATATACAAATTTTAATACATATGTTGAAAAACTGTATACTTTTAAAGATTAATAGAGCAAATCTCTTGTTACACAATATATACCTTTTTACTTTATTAAAAAGTAAAAATGATTTAAAGATTATTTTCTTTTAATTTAAAGTAGTAATAACAGTAAAAATGATATCAAAAAAAATATATCGTATTACGAATATTGCTTATAATGTGGCTTTAAAAGTCCCACATGGAGTATAAACACGGCTGTGTTTTGCTCCACCATGGAAAAATTATATCTACAGGATGTAATTATGACAAAGTTCAATATAAAAGTAAAATATTATGTAGAAATGTATCTTGTTCCACTCATGCTGAAATGTCTGCTATAATATCTTTGAAAGGTAAAAAAGCAGATACATTATTAGTAATTCGAGTTGGAAAAGATGGCACATTAAGAGATTCTAAACCATGTCAATATTGTTATCAATTTATATATAAAAGTGGAATAAAAAAAATATACTATTCAACTAATGAACAAGAAATTGTTTTTACAAAATTATCTGCATTAAGTTGTGATAATTTACAAATATCACGTTCAAACATTTTATTAAAAAAAATAAAAAAGTATTTATAATTTAGTTCTATTTTTTTAAAAGTATTTGTAAACTTAATGTACCAAAAAATGGTGTTGGTGTTGGAACTGGATTTGGTAAATTAGACAAATTAAATTTAAAAGTTGTCGGAGTAACCGATTCGACACTATAATCATAGACAGTATCAAAAGATATCATTCCTAAAACATTACTTATTACGTTATCATTACCTACAAATGTTATTTCCATACTTGTACTTGGAAAAGTAACTTGAAATTCACCATAATTAGGATTTAAATTAATAGGAAATATTTTAAATTCTCCCAAAGGTGTTAATTGAAATGAAGCATATACAATAACAGGATTAATATAATTGTTAATATTAGATGGAGTGATAACTATTGGTTGACTTTTTATTAAAAAATTTGGTAAATTATTTGTTTCATAAAACCCACTCATTGATTTTAATACTTTATAAGTATTAAAATATTTAAATTCATTTAGCATTTTTATTTCGTACTTTAGTTAATGTTTCATACACTTTTTGATAAAATTTTTCATTTGTTAATTCTGGATTATTTAAAGATACTCCATCATTATATACTGCAATTAATTCATAGTTTTTATATTTTTCATTATTAATTGGATGATTTTCATTTATAAACTTTCTAACATCTACTACTCTAAAACCACATTCTCTTAATATTGTAATAAAATTGTGTTTATCGAAAAAATCTTTTCTAATTAACAACTCTATAAGATATCTTCTTATTAGTAATCCTGTTTCAACTATTTCTACATCTTCTTTTTTAAATGTTTCAAATTGTTCTAATATAACAAGAAATGGTTTAAATTTACTCTTAAGTTCTGAATCTAATAAATTATAATAATCACATTGAAAATCATCATACATCCAGTCATACTCTAAAATTTCTTCTTGTAACTGCTTTTGTTTTTCTAACTGATGATTTAAAAACCATTTAAACAAATTATAATAAAGATTTTTATTAGTTGGATTGTTATCATTTACTTCTACCAATTCTACTGATGGTAATAAATTTGTGAAATCATAAATAATTTTACTTTCTGTATTAATATCAGTAGCATTTTTTGCTCTACTATTTGTCAACAATAACTGATCCTTTTTATATCCTTGGTCACACATTGTTAACATATAATTATTCTTTTCACATTCTTGTCTAAGTGAATCTAACAATTCACTTGGTATATAAAAAGCTATACACAATCCATACAATGTACTTGGATTCCAACTATAAACAGAAGAATGAACTGTAAATACAAAATAATTCAAAACGTAAATATGATTAAAGAATGGTCTATTTAATATATCAAAGAAGTGATCTTCACATCCAGTAAAGTTAAAAAATGCAGTATTATTTTCAGCTATATTTTTATCTTTATTTTTGTAGCTATTCAAACCTTCTAATAACTGGTTTCTACCAATTTTTAATAAATCTTGAAAAGTACACATTTTTATCTCAATTATAATTTTAATATCTAATTAAGATATACTAGTATTAAGTTGAAAAACTCAATTTAAACTTAAAAAATAGTAAAAATGTGGTTACGAGGAACGTTGTTCATTGTCTAAAATGATTTTTTCAAGCTTTTTACCTATAATATTACCTTAAGAAATAGAGATTGGAAATGTTTAAATACGGATCTTGTCAAGAAGCAGCTTATGCTGGTGATTTGGATGAGTTGAAGAGAATGCATTTAGCTGGTCTTGAATGGAATGAACTAACTCCAATGCGTGCAGCTCAAAATGGACATCTAGAATGTTTAAAATATGCTCATCAACAAGGTTGTCCCTGGGATGTAGATACGACTTTTGGAGCATCTGTAAATGGTCATTTAGATTGTTTACAATATGCTCATGAGAATGGCTGTTCTTGGAATTCAAATACAACCAAGTATGCAGCTATGCTTGGTAAACTAGAGTGTCTTCAGTATGCTCATCAGCAAGGATGTCCTTGGGATGAAAATATAACTACAAATGCAGCTCAGTTTAATTATCTAGACTGTTTACAATATGCTCATCAGCAAGGATGTCCTTGGGATGAAAATACATATTTATTTGCAGCTGAGAATGGTCATATTGACTGTTTTAAATACTGCTTTGAACATTGGATATCTCCTCAAGAATTTTGGAACAATATTATTTTTGATTTGTCTAAAATTATTGATAAGATAGATCTGGATGATTTTGTTTGGAGAAAACTTATAATTGAAGATATTGATTTAGTTCATTATCCTGAACTTCAAAGCAAGATAGATACTAAAAAATTGGAAATTAAAAAATTGCAAAAACTAATAAAAGAAGAATTAGTAGATAATGTGAAAGGACCTATTGGTCTTTTACCTACTGATGTTATCACAGATTGTCTATTTCCATATTTATAGATATTATATATGATTCCACTAAAGCTTCTTATTTAACTCCATTATTACTTTGAAAAAAGTAATAAATTGATTTTTTTGAGTTTTTTACCTATATTAATACCTTAGTAATTAGAGCTTAGAAATGTTTAAATATTCTACTTGTCAAGAAGCAGCAGAAGCTGGTGATTTGGAAGAGTTGAAAAGAATGCATTTAGCTGGTTGTCATTGGGATGAATATACCACAATGCAAGCAGCTGAAAATGGTCATTTAGAATGTTTACAATATGCTCATGAAAATGGCTGTCCTTGGGATGAAAATTCTCCTAGATACGCAGCTTGGAATGGACATTTAGAATGTTTGCAATATCTTCATGAAAATGGTTGTCCTTGGGATAGTTATACACCTACATATGCAGCTGGAAGTTGTCATTTAGACTGTTTAAAGTATGCTTATGAAAATGGATGTCCTTGGGATAAAGATACTCCTTTAATAGCAGCTTGGAATGGTTATTTAGACTCTTTAAAATACCTTCATGAACATCAATGTCCTTGGGATTATCATACAATTGAAAATGCTGCTTTAAGTGGACATCTTGATTGTGTGAAATATCTTCATGAAAATGGTTGTCCTTGGGATCATCGTGTAATCGATAATATTTTTGAAAATTTTGTTGAAAACAGTTGTAAAGACTGTTTGGAATATCTTGTCGAACATGAACACGTTCCATAAAAATAACATCTAAACCAAGCTTTTACCCCCATTATTACTTTTTTTAAAGTAATAAATTAAATTAATAACATCGGTAAATTAAGATACTCTTTTAAATTATTGATTATATTCAATCTTTTATAATTTCTAAGAATGAATCTAACCTTATCAATTGAATAATTTTTATTATATTTATTATTTTTATTATCTTTGTGTAAAATAAATCTATTTGGTTTTACATAATTCCACCAAATATTTACGTCTCCATGAGAGCTATAAAATAAAACTTCTCTATGTGATTGTACTATAATATTTGATATTTCTTCACATTCTTCCTTAAATCTATCTAATGATGGAATATAAAACCATTTTTTATAATCACGACTATGAACTTTTTTTACTTTTTTAAAAATAATACTTAATTGATGATAAGCATCTTCTTTTGATTTAGCTACAATAATAGAACGGTGATCATAATAAGTATTCCTAGCTAAACTCCAATATTCTAATATATATAATTTATATAATGGCAAATAACTAAGGATTAAACTAGATATATTTTTTATATCCATATATTTAGCAGTTCCAATTACATTTTGAATTTTATTTTTAATTATTTTTCTAACTTTATCGTCTTTATTTATCTCTTTATCTTCATTTGTATTCATCTTTACTCTTTAATATTAATATGATTTAATAAATAAAAATCAATTATTACTATTATATTTACCACAAAACTTAAATTTAATTTAAAGAGTTAATATATATTATTATTATCATTATTATTTATAAATTGATTTTTTTAATTATTCTATCTTATAATAATTAATAAATTAATAGAATGCCAAAAAATACTACTGATCCTAAAAATAAAGTTTCTGTTGCTGCCGTAAAAGCACCAAGAGATGCTAAAGTAGGTCAACCTCTTGTTTGTAAAAAAGATTCTGATGGCAATTTTAATTGTCAAACATTATATAAACAAAAACAGAAAAAATAATTTTTTATATTTAAAATTAATTTAGATAAACAAATATTATAACAGTATTTACTGTTATAATAGTAAATATAATTGTAATAATTATTTAAATTTATAATTATTCATTTTCATTATGATAACAAGGTAGCAAACGTTGAGCTGGATCTGTAACTTCAACACCATATTTTAAAGCATACCATTCTTTATTAGGTAACCAAAAATAGGGTATCACATGTGATGCATTTTCTCCAAAATAAGATTGCCACATTTTTCTATAATATCTACTTTCTTCTGATACTGGTAAACAATGTTTTACATCTGTTAATAATTCTTTTTCAGTAGAAGGTAATCTAGAAATATGGTCTTGAACAATTTCAAACCAACTTTTCTTTTGTTCTGAACAACCATCACTTAATGATACTTTACTTCTCATTAATACAGATCTTGGTAATAATGTTGGTAATACTGTATCAAAAGATTGACGTAAAATCATCTTTTCCATTCGACTTTTAGTATGTATTTTCCATTCTGGTGGAATAGATAATATATAATTGACATATCGTTCATCTAAAAATGGAAATCTTGCTTCTAATCCAAAATGACTAATACATCTATCTGCTCGAATACCATCAAATAAATGGATATTTTTTATTAATTTTTCGGTTTCTTTTTGTAATTCTTCATTTGATGGAGCTAATTTACAATATACATATCCTAGTAACTCATCACTTCCTTCTCCAGCTATAACTACTTTAATATCTGTATGTTCAGATATGTATTTTGCTAATAAATATTGCCATACACTTGCTCTTATAGTTGTAATGTCATAACTTTCTGTTACTTTAATAACTTCTGGTATAACTGATAATGCTTCTTCTTCTGTTATAATAATTTCAGTATGAATACTACCTATATGTTCAGCTACCAATTTTGCATATTTACAATCTGGACTATTTTCCAAACCTATACTAAATGTATGCAATTTTTTACCTTCATTTCTTAAATAAGAAGCTACTATTGCACTTGTTAAACTACTATCAACACCTCCTGACAATAAACATCCTATTGGTCGATCAGATAATAATCTATCTTTAGTAGCTTCACACAAAATTTTAACAACTCGGTGTTGAATTGTACCTATATCATCTGTACAACGTATAATTGGTGATAAATAACTATTAACTATTTTACTAGTCAATGCATTTATTTGCATATATTCTCCTCCTTTTAATCTGTAGATTTTAGAAGAATCAATATTAGGTATAGTTGTAAGACCAATTAATAAACTACTAAATATAAGTTGTTCTGGTGTAGAATAAATAAATACTGGTCGAACACTAACTGGATCGGTACTAATCCAACATTTGCTTAAATTATTTGCTTTATCAAATTTAAGTATAACTAAAGAATACTCACCTAATAATTGTTTATTCAATGCTTCAAAATTATATTCTAATGTTTTAAATAATGGAAAAATTACTTCTGTATCACTATTAAGACCATTTGGAAATTCATTTTGAAGAGAATAATTATCTATTAAACGATAACAATTATAAATTTCACCATTACACATAACATAATAAGTACCATCTTCTGTAGAATATTTATACGGTTGATCTTGAACAGAAGATAAACCATTAATTGCTAAACGATGAAAATTTAAAACACTATTAGACGAATATATAACATTACTACGCTCAGGACCACGTGGTCTAACTGTATTCGAAGATTTAAATAAATCAATTAATAATTCTGACGAAATAGTTGATTTAGAAAGATAACCCCAAATTCCACACATATTTAATTATATATTTTGCTTATTAATAATATATATTAATATGATTTAGAATGTTTTAAATCAATATTGTTCTATTTC